CGTATCAACCGTGGTCGCGTTTACGGTCGTGATATTGCCCGTCGTGGCCGTTGCAGTCGTGAACGTACCCGCAGCTGCGCTTGCTCCACCAATAATCGTCCCATCAATGGTGCCCCCGTTGATATCGGTCGTCGTCAAGACCGAAGAGGCAATCGTCATCACCCCCGTCGAGTCGGCAATCGTTGCCGACGCGGTACCATCCTTGGCCTTGATGTCGGTGACTTCGATATTGGTCGTATCAACCGTAGTGGCGTTTACGGTCGTGATATTGCCGGTGGTGGCCGTTGCAGTCGTGAACGTACCTGCTGCCGGAGACGCCCCACCAATGATCGCCCCATCAATGGTACCGCCATTGATATCGACAAGCGCAAGGTATGCAGTACCGTCAATATAAAGGTCTTTCCACGAATTACCGGAAGAGCCTAGATCTTGCGTATTATCTGCAGAAGGAATTAGACCAGAAGCAAAACGTGCCGTGGCCGTAATCGTGTCCGCGCTGGAATCTCCGAGCGTGGTATTGCCATCAACCGTAAGATTCCCGGTAATCCGACCGTCTACAATCGTAGTAACGCACGCGTTGACGTTCGTGCCATCACAAAACAAAAACGCTGTCTGGTTATTTGCAACCGCAACGCCGGTCCCACCTGACGTTTTAAGGGTAACTTGTTGCCCGGAAATATTCTTAAGAACATACAGCTTGGTCAGTGCGGGGCAGATAATTTCTGCCGCCGCCGAGGGGTTACCCGCGCCGTCGTCATCAGCAACCAACATGGCACAGCGGGATTCGGATGTAGTGCCGTTAGCCGTAGTCAGGGTATGAGCGTTAGCCGTCCAAGAATTGATCGTCGCAAGGCCCGCAACAGCCTGCTCAACCATCGATGTAATGTTGTCGTTAACAACACTGCCCCACGTGCCCGACAGTTCACCAGTAACCGGCAGCGCAAGCTTTAGAATCGGGGTATATTGGGTAGCCATACGCTAGACCTCAAGTAGAAATCGGTTGCCAGTTTGCGGTTTGTGCATCATTAACCGCAGTCCAACTAGCAGTCTGGGATGTCGATACGGGGGTCCACATTTATGCAAGTCGAATAATTGACGTTGACGCCGACGAGGTAGGGAATTGCACGTTAAACACCCCCGCAGGCGTAGTAGACTTATCCGCGCCAAAATCAAGCACAGCAACCGAAGGGTTCGTAATCCCGTCTTCCAGATAAATTAGCCCACCACGGGCGACAAATACTGCACCGGTCCACGTTACATCTGAAAAGTTAATATACGCTGTGGTACCAGACGATGTAGGAATTTGAGACACGGTAAGCACATCACCACCAGCAACATATCCTGTGCCGATAATCTCTCCATCCGTCGTATACGCCGTAGTTGCAGCCCCCAACGAGGCCGCTGCCGTATAAAGCGCAAGCTTATAGACTTGTGTCGTACCCGTGTCAAAGTTAAAAGCCCCCCGAAAGAGCCCCACTTTGAAAGAAGTGCATAGCGTCTGGGTGAGCGACATAAGAAACCTTTAACTGACGGGCGTTCGGAACTGTCCGGAGCGATATGTATCCTGCCGTAGTTTACCATCTCCAAGCATCTTAATGAGCCCAATCGCCTGAAGGTAGAATTTTTCGTAGTTGGCGATGATATCCGACTCACCCTTCATAAACCGAATTGCCTCAAGTAGCGCGCCATTGAGCAGTGCGGAGTCAAACTCATCCCCCAACCACGTCGTCCCCGCCGTTACAATCGATTCGGGGTAGTACCCGTAGTGAAGCTCTACGGTGTATGCAGCATCCGGGGTAGGACCAAGAATAAACGCCGTATCATCGAAGTTTGCGTAGTGTTTGGGTAGGCCCGTAACCGCTGGCCCCGGGTACGCCTCGCGGATAAAGTTTACATCCTTGTTAAGCAAGTATTCATAGTCCCCATTGGCCTTCACAACAGCAAGGGAGAAGGTATACAAATAATCCGAAGGGATCTGAAGATACTTATTTCCGATAGTAAGCGCACCGGTCTCGTTCTTCCGGATGGCAGGCAACTGCACCGTGTTGTATATTTTTTGCTCGGCTTGTTGGGTAAACATAGCCAGCGCATCTTCTGAGAATTCATTCTCGCAGATGTCTTTTATATTCTGCTTCAACTCGGTGTAGTTCATGCTGCCCTCTTAGGCCATCGGACCCCGGGCACGCAGTCCTTTAGTGGCTGCCCCCGTACCACGAATTTTAACACCGCCACCCTTAGCCATGCTATGCATGGACTTCTCATGCTGCTTAACTTGTTTGGAAGCAATGGTCTTAACTTGCTTAACATCACCACCAGAAAGATATTTTTTAGCTTTCATCATGCCCTCACGCGACAGTTACGGACCCAAGTTGGCCCACAGCGACCAGCGAATTCGGTGTTAGCACCGCATCAAACGAACTTGCCCCACCCACGGGGTTCCACCCCCACTGAATGGTACGGCTACCTTCCCCAGAAGACCCATCTGCCAACGTACCAGATGTTACATAGGTCGTATCAGGGCGCGGGTTACGCAACGCCTGCGGGTCGTCTACGGGGTACATCCCCAACTGAAGCTGCGGATGATCGGGATCCCAGCACTCATTACAGACCAAAAGATTGATCTTTTTGGTCTTGACCGTAAGCTCACGAAGATCTTTTAGTTTATATCGAAAGCCGCATCTATCGCATATAGCGATAGCAATCTTGTTTGATGCGTACCGGTTGCTCATTAGCCACCATAGACATATTGTCGGCGCGGCACAAAGCGAATTGCAGCCTTTTCTCGGTCTTCTCCAGCAGCAAGATCAAACTGCTCTTCGTACGCTTGCTTGAGCATCGGTACGCGCTCGACCAATTCAGGTACTTTCATGGCAATGTGATACGCCAATCCGGCAACCAAGCAAGGCAAAAACCGAAAGTTCATATCTGCAAGCTGAGTGCCCGCACCAGCGTCCTGAATACGGCGCATGCGCCAGTAGATAAACTGATAGGTCTGGGTGTTATCCGGGGTGAGCCAGACGGTGACCGCAGGCAGATTTGGGTTATAGATCGCAGCCCCGGTCGTATGCGTTGCCGCCGTGGTGCCATTTTGCCCCCGGAACACCCCACCAAGCGTGTTACCACTTAGGTAACCATACGCGATATCTTCGTTATCGATACGGATAAACCCCGCTGCGGGCAGGCCAGCAGTAGAGCTAAGTGTAATCGTCGTCGTAGTGGCGTTAATTGTACCGTTGAGGGTCAACCCAGTGGGAGACACAACACCAGACAGGCGTTGAATCCAGACTTGAATAGGCCGCCCCGTAGCAAGCTTGTTCGGTATGGTCGCGTAGGTCGATACACTGATCCGAGTAATACTCAAATCGGCCTGAGTGGACGCAGAATTTGCCCCCGTGCGAATGACGTGATCCAAAAGATCAATCGTATCTACCGGCAGCGCATACGTACTTAACCCGGGCGTCAAGGTAATCGAGCCCTGGTCAATGGTCCACATATTGATGCCACGGTTTTGCCACTCGATGGTCATCAGATTCATCGAACGACGGGCGGTACGCAGGTCATAGCCCGTGCGCATCTCGCGCCCAGCACGCTCCCACGCCTCTTCGGCAATGTCGGTAAATTCTAACGTGAACGCAGTGGACCCGGATGTTGGCATGTCACTTCATCTTCTTAAGTGTCTGGGCCAGACGTGCGCGTTGGCCTAACTTACCCGGGGCTTTAGCAGCACTGGCAAGCTTTTTAGCCGGAATGTTCTTACCTTCCTTGACGCCAAGCTGTTGGCGCAATGCCCCAGGCTGCTTGATCGCCTCTTCAATCCATTTCTTGGCCATTACCTGAACCCCGCGGTTTTTTGGGCAACCGTTTTTGGCTGCTTTACAAACTGCTTACCTGCAGCTTTGCCCGCACGTTTTGCCCGGGTAGTTGCCGCATATTCTGCGGGGCTAAGCGATTTAATCGCCGCTTCAGGAAGGTACCGCTCCCCAGTCTTGCTAGAGGGCTTGCCTGATTTCGTAGTCCACTTTTGTTGCGTCCATGCCTTCAGGCTCTGTTGTGGGGCTTTCAATCGCGGTACCCTCCGCCACGGGCCTTATATTGTTTGGCTAGCAACTGTGCCTTCCTGGCGCTCCATTGGCCTGACTTGGTGCCCTGCACGTCCTGAGACTTAATTTTCTCAAAGAGCGATTTGCGCATGCCGGGTTTAGTGTAGTTTCCCGCCGCATTAACTCGGGAGACCTTGCCCCCTTCGGCGTACATATCGAAGTCCGTGTTGTCCCGGCGCTTCATACGCTTAGGTTTTGGCATCTTACTGGGGTTGATATCCCCCATACCCCGGCTTGCGCGCATGGCTTACACCATTTTAGCTTTGGTTTTACCGCGTTTGGCACAGCCATCAGCGGACTTGACGTAGCCCCCGGAGCGAAACTCCCCCGTAGCCCCGGCACCAGCACCAGCACCAGCACCAGCACCGGAGCGAAACTCCATTTTACCCCTTTGCAATTGACGTCGTTGTTGTTGCTCAC